ATGAAAAATATTTTAAGGAGAACTTATTTTTGGGTATACGGTAAAACTAATATGGGAAAACCTGTTGTAATGGGTCCTTATACAGAACAGCTAAGAGCAGATGGAGTTTCTGAAAAGTTAGAGGATAGCAGAATTTTTCCCTTACAAACTAGAAATATGCAAAAAGCAACCAGATCTATAAAAGCAATATTAGTACAAAGTTCTGATACTAAAAACATAGACGGCCACGTAAGACCTCATCAACATCAAATGGAAGGGGAGAGGCTTCCTTTTGAAAGCAAAAATAGTTTAGCAAGTGAAATATTAGAATCATCAGACTAAAATAAGTTAAAATACTTTAAGAGAGGAAATCAATGGAACTAGTAATAACACTAATAAAATCATTCGGATTGATGATGGGCATTTCAGGAGGTTGTTTAGTGTTCTTTGCCCTCGCTATGATAGTGTGGGTTAGAAGAAATGCTAAATCAAAAGTATTTGCCTTCTTTGTGGAACCCAATAGAGAGTTAACTACTGAACTAATAACTGTAGATGCTAAAGGTACTCCGGAAAAAATACGTTCTAAAGACGGTGGAGATTATTTAATCCATCCTTCAAAAATGTTTTGGCATTCATGGCCTCCAGGATTTCCTACTTGGGTTAAAGAACCTATACCAGCTGCGGTTTATGTTAGAAATCAAACAGAGCCTCTAGATCCTACAAATACAAAGTCTTTAATAACTGCTCATTCATTGCGTTATATGACAGACGAAGAAATGTTAAAACAAACTTGGAAAGATGCTAGAGAGCAACTAAACGAAGACAAACCTTTTTCTCAGACAAAAATTTCTTTGTACGTAACTGTAGCTCTTGTAGCTGTTGTCGGTGCAGTTGCTTATATGAGTTATACGTCAATGGGAATAATGGAAGAGATACAAATTCTTTTAGAAGGAGCTAATAAAACTTCATAATGGCTATTATACCAAATAATTTAATGTATGATGAGGGTGAAGATCCTCGGCCAGCTCCTTATAAGGTTCTCTTTGATAGTGATGCGGCAGAACTAGTTAAAATCACAGAGACTCCTACAAGAATGATTTTACCTATGGTTAGAATGGCTTTAATAGATGAAGCAACTAATCGTAGTCGTAAAGAATCTTTAATAAGTATCTTTATGAGAAACTTTGATTCTAGAATGATTTCTAGAGATAGAAAAGGACGAATTGAAGCTGTTCAATTATTACAGAACAGAAGAATGGATGATGAAGGTTCGGAAGATATACCTTTATAGGATGTGAATATGGCTACAACAGAATTAGTAGTACCTGGTAAAACTAGAATGACTGCTGCTGAGAAGCAGGCAGCCATTCTACAAATGAAACAAGAAAGACTTTTACAAAAACAGGCTGAAGCAATAGGTTCCTTAGTTAGAAACATTACCTTGTTCGAAGGTAAGAAAGGTAGAGGTAAGACCTTAGCTGCAGTAGCAATGGCTTATCAAATGAGAGAGTTCTTTGATATTCCAACTACTGTAGTAGGGTCAAGTATGGACTTAACTGAAAAATATGGTCCATACACTTTCCTAGATGAAAGAGAGTTTATAGACAATCTTGATAGAATAACGAAGATAAGTAAGGGAACCGAAGATGCTGAAGTCGGCGATGCTATAGAACAAGTAATGGCAAATATGGGAATATCAATTCATAACTCTTTATTAGTATTTGATGAGGCTTATAAATTCTTTGATGCTAGAACACCTTCTGATAAGCTAGTAAGAGTATTTGGTTATTTCGTAGCACAAAGTCGTCACTATAAGTGCTCACTGTTCTTAATATCTCCGAATAGAGATATGATAGATAAACGTGTTAGAAGACAAATAGATTGGTTTGCAAGATGTTTTACTAACAAACGTAACAATGTAACAACAGTAAGACTTACTGGAGGTATTGAATCTTGGAAGCTTAGAGTAAATGGTCCTACATACTGGGATATGTATGATACTCATGCAATTCTAGGATTTAGAGCTAAACACTTAAATATTTCTTCTGAGCAACAATGATAGTAAATTTAACTCAAATGGGCCGAAGAAAGGCTAAAGACATTATGAGTAAGGGACCTGAACAGACAATGTTAGCTTCTTTAGAGGAACATGGCCCCGCTTCTCTAGAGGAGCTATCCAAAGATTTAAGTATAGACTTAGGAACTTTGAAAGCTATTGCCGCAAAGTTAGCAAATCAAGGTCTTATTAAAAAGGAAGAGTAATGCCTGCATTATTTTTTATTCTCGGAAGTTTAATGATATTTATGTTCCTATTTTTATTAGGTAATACAACTATAGGAGCTGCTAAGCCCATATTAACTACGGCTTACTTTGGACTGTTTCTATATTGTATGTTTGAAGCTATTCAAATGTGGAAAGAACCGAGAAAGAAATTATCTAATAACGAAGTCCAAAGAAGATATAGTAAATCCCTTAGAGGATCTTATAATAGAGACCCGTCAGAAGAATATGCTGACAGGCTTGAAAGGAATCTTAGATAATGTGGTTGAAAGAGTTACAATCTAGACATATACTTTTATTTACAATAATTGGAATAACTTTAATAGCAACGTTTATTGTACTTTATGAAACTTAAAATATTAACACCGTTAATAATCCTTTTAATAGTTCTCGTACCAACGAGAGCTTTTGCCGTTGCACCTCCAGATAATGCTTCTATAGGTACAATTCTTGAAGCTTATAAAATCTCTGATGTACTTGTGACTGGAGATGTTTTATATTTTACAGACTACAATATACAATATAATACACTTCCGACAGATAATAATGGAGATATTATTCCAGCCTCTGAAGTATTTTCTGGTTCTCTTTATAGAGTAATTGGAGGTCTAAAAATTCCTTTAAGCGGTGGCACTGCTGAAATATATGGAAAAGTAAATCCTGAGTACGGTTATGGAGAAGGTATGTGGGCTGTGTATTTCGAAGAAGCCCCAACGATTCTCTCAGGAACTGTAAACGTATGTAATCTTCCAAATCCTACAGCTTACGGAGGTCCTGCAGGAACTATTGAATGTAGTTCTAGTATATCAACTCTAACTACTAAAGAAAGTTTAGAATCTAAATTGGTAACTAGATCTGCTCAATTACAAATTGCATGGTCTATAGTTGGAGGTTCTGAAATAGATTTAATTAATACTCATGCAGACTCCTCTAGAAGATTTACAGCGTTAGGTGAAGAATATATTACAAATACTATTCCCAATATTAGAGAGATACTTCCAGGATCATTTGAATCAGGTACTACAAATATTTCATATGTCGAAGAAACCTATAACGTAGATACTTCTTCAATGACGAATTATTTTTCAGGATCTGACTTAGATCAGGATCCTGCTTCAGGGTCAGCTCTAACAGTATTAGCTACATGGGCTGGAATTCCTGTAATTATAGTAAGTACAATGATTATTATTGGAGTGTGTGCTGCTGTAGCTTTTGCAGCAATAGCAGCAACGGGAAGATCAGAAATAGGAATGTTAAGCGCCATAGTTGTTTTAGGTGTGGGAACTTATACAGGAATGGTAAGTTTTGGACTTACAGCTATTTTAGCTTTGACAGGTGCTCTTGCTTTAGGATATATATTCTTTTATAAAGGAAGTACTTCATAATGCAGTCGAGAGGAAAGAAACTGACGCCATCTATGAAACACTGGCTAGCGGCATATCAGCACATTAATAATATAGATAGCTTCAACCGAGAGAAAAAACCTGAAGTTCTAAATTCTAATTACGAAGGTATTTCTGAAAGTTTTTTCGAAGTATTTGAAGAACCAATGACCCCTTATATTGATGAAATTAATAGGTTCTCAGATAATATGTATAACAGTGTTCTTGAGGTATCTCTGGATAACTTTGAAAGTAAGGTACCTAATATTAGAGAGAAACTGTCTATAGGAGAATACCAAATCTAATGAAAAGGAAAGGAACATTAATAATAACCTTTGTACTAACTTTAGTAACTATGCTAATGTCTACTACAGTATATGGGGCAGATGTTTCTGGAACTACTCATATAGTTCCAATATTAGCAAACTCTACAAATACTGTATTAGTTACTAAAGTAGTAGAGAGTTCTGAAGTATCAAGCGCTGCTTTATTTGATCAGGGAAAAATTAATTCTACGGGTTTAAATATGGCTCTGCAAGTATCTGGTTTGGATGTTCCAATGATGCCAGGTAGTCTAGATTTAGATATCAAGTATGCTTTTAATAATGCAGCTGTTGAAGAAACAACTGAAGCGACAGATTCAACAATAAATGATATTACATTACCAGCTTTAAACGCTGAAGTTTACGAGTTTTCTTTAGACCATGCTTCTAAGTTTTTAAAGATGTTAATAAATACTTCAGCAGTAGCATCTAGTTATGTAGTTACTTGGGAATACTATAACGGAGCTACATGGGCTGCACTTCCTTCAGTAGTCGATGGAACTTCTAATTTTACTATAACAGGTCTAAACACAATATCTTGGGATATTCCTTCGGACTGGACTAAACAGACTTTACATACTTCTAAGTCAGGATTTTGGGTTAGAGCTAATGTAGCTGCGTCAGGTATTACTACAGCTCCCTTAGCAACTAGAGTTTGGTACGAAACAGGTAACTTATTTTATTATATACCTTCTATAGATACTTTCGAGTTAATAAATCAAGACTTATTTGTCGGAGGAACAGATTTTCAAACATCATATTTCTACTTTCCAGGATTTGAAGGTTTGGTAACCTTAGATGACAGTGATATAGAATTTGGTAATAATTGGGGTTTTATAACTAGA